TAGTATTACCCAGGCCAAGGCCAAGGCCGCAATATGAAATATTGCTAAAGTGTCGGTGTCGGTGAAGCCTCGTAATTTTAAACTCTGAAACTTTAAAATTAGCAGAGGCTTAGTGGTGGTAGATGGAGCGGTGTTCTTCCTGTGAGTCTGCAGCTGCTGCTGCTCCTGGATGGCCCTGACCATCCTCGTCGTCGATAATCTCGGCGATGTCAAGGAAGCGAGTGACCTTCAAGGTGAAGAAGTCACGTGCCTCTTCAATGCTCCAGCCGGGAGTTACCTCCCAGTAGTGACCGCAAGTGCGTACTGGAACGTATGCACCGCTTTCGAAACCAAGTCTGTCCCACAGTGCAAGGAGTGCATCTGTGCGTTTACCTGGTTGTCCCGCTTGGTCTCCTGTGTACCAGCCATCTGGTCTCGTGTTCGAGGTTATGATGACTGTTTCGTACATTGCTGGTCTCATTCCTCCTTTTACTTCTAGAGCCAGTGGATAAGGATCGAGGTATTGTAGCATTCTTTGCAGTTGTATTTGACCACAGAATTCTTCGAATACCATTACTGGTGCTGTTGGATTTTGGAACCAGACTCCATTGTTTCCGCAAATGCATCTTCCATGATTCGGGAAGTATTGTTGAATTGCATAGGATTTACCTGTTCCTGGTGGTCCAATCATTGTTATTATCTGCAGTTTAGGTCTGTATGGACCAAGGATGTCTGCAGTCAATTCTTTGTAAGCAGGTATGAATCCGCATTGCATTAGAGTCAAGGAATCTATTTCAGCTGGTCTCTTGTAGCCATCTTTTATTGTGTCAAGTTCGTCAGCAGCTAACTTGAGCCGTTCATCCTTTTTTGGAACATTTCTTTCAGGCATTGATCCCCATTCGAATCTACCTCGGATTTTCATGTCAGCAGGTATGACAGAAGGATCGTAAGTTTCATCTTTCTTGCAGTATTCGGAAGCTTGTTGATTAGTACCTCTTGCTACTTCCCAATGTGCTCTTTTATCTAAGTGGTCTTTCAACCATTGAAGTCTCTTTTGATCCTTGAAGATGATGAAACCTTGCCAGTGTGGAGTTCCATTTTCACCTTTCTCAATTTGAGCAACCATGTATTCCACTTTGAATACGGCTAGCATAGCGTGGTGGTACCAGAAGGGATATCTCAAGTCGATGACAACTGGTTCATCGGGGTCGTCTTCAGCTCCAGGAGAAGCGATGATAGGATCGACGTTGAATGGATTGTTAATGGTGAAACACCAACGTTTTGCTTTAGTTCTGTCAGACATCACGAAGGAATAATCGATATAGATGGAAACAAAAATGTCAAGATAAAAAATAAATAGAATGAAATGTCGACGCAAATGTTTAAAAGCGATAATAACTTATCAACTTCCGTTAAACTCACACCTCAAGTATCTGGCCTAGTCAGCCAAATGTGTTTTGTGACCAATTAGAGACCTCCACGTCAGATAAATATGCAATTCTGTTTTTTTTCTGGAAAAACCCCATTTTTAAGCAAATTGTTTTCAAAACTTTTTAATTTTTTTTTCTTCTTCTTTTTTTTTCTTGGCTATTGAATGAATTTAAAATGCCAAGTGGTTACAGATACCGGAGATCTTACTACGGTCGCTATCGTCGCTATCGCCGTGCTTATCGCTCTCTCTATCGTCGTTATGGTCGTCGTCGGTACTCCTATGCTCGACGCTTTGCCAATGGAAGTAGTGCCTCTCAAGTGAGGATTAAGGTTCCAGTGTCTGTCGCTTATGCGATGTATCCAGTTACTGCAGCAGGATCTCAAGCAGTGTGTATTGCGCATCCCTTTAGGGCATTTACTTCGTCTCGAAAGTGGAGTCCGCTTGGTACGAAATTGTATCAGGCTTATGCCAATCTTTATGAAGAGGTTAAATGTATCGGTGCCAAGGTGCAGGTCTCCGTTTGTACGCCGTTAGGTACATCGTCTATTCCGGCTCTTGAAGTGTATACTGCATGGGATCGTCGAACTGGGACGAGTGAGAATGGCTCATTGAACAGTGAAGACCTTGCTGGTTATGGAAGTTGCCAACAGTTTACTGCTGTGAGCAATAGTGTGGCCAAGTTTGTGCGTTCATGTTATGCTCGTGATTTGATGGAGAAGGCCCAGTGGCATGATAGCAGTCTAGCTGAAAGTACTTCTGTTAGTGATGAAGCCTTCGAAGCTGCAGGAGCCAATCCTAATTTCTTCTGTCCTGGTCTTTACGTGGGATTCAAGACTCCTGGTTTAGCTGATGATCAGGTTAGGGAAGTAGACATTATGATTAATGCCAAATATTATTATGTGTTCCGCAATCCAGGATTTGGAGCGAGTGCTGCGAGTAAGTCGGCGGTTCGTGCTGTAGAGCCTGTTATGCGTGCTAGTGCTCCTGAGTTTGAGGTCGAGGATTTGGATTTAGCTGGTGATGAGGATGTGCAAGCGGATATAATTGCCCAAGAATTAGCGGCTAAGCGTGCAACTGTGAAGAAGACTGCTACGAAGATTGTCACCCCCAAGAAGTGAGCACCCACTCTCTCTCTTGAATAAAAAATAGCAAACCAAAACCCACAAGAATTTAAATTTCAAAAACCGACTAGAGAACGCCAAAGACTAGCGCAGACGGGAACGAGCGAAGCGAGTGGGAGCGGAGCGTAACCACCTAACACCCACTAGAGAACCTTAACGCTGACTAGACAACCCCAACGCCCACCCCCTTATGGACACTAAGTGAGCCGAGCGAAGCGAAGCCAGAGCCGGCGAACACAGAAACTAGCGAAGCGGATGCCTACTCCTAACGCCACGCGAGAACCAACGCCCACACAGAGGAAAGAGTGACGAAGAGGCCAGGAGCGAAGCGAATGGCCGAGGAGGAACGTGACGCCCACTAGAGAACCTTAACGCCCACTAGCTCCCAATAGCCCCCTTGAGGGGGCAATAAGTAGGGGGGTGGTTATATAAATTTCAGAGTATGACACTATATTAATAAGAGCGAGGGTCCGCAAGTGTCCCTCAAGATATAAAGGAAAGTTGGCCTTCGGGACTTGGCCTGGAAGT